GAGCCTATTAAATCGCTTTACTTTCCAGACGGCTACGCACAATTGAAACAAGAAACATCACGCAAGTTACCGCTCGAATTAACTGGCAGGCTGAAGGGTGGATTTTTATCTCAAGAAGTAATTACGGAAGGATTAACAGCTGGCATCGGATTGCCTGATTCTGAAAAGGAGAAAGCGCAAGGCCTTCAGTTTGGCAATGGTAAGAGATTCAAAGGCTACGGCCCTATTTTCCAACCGACAGCGGAAGAGCAAGCCGAGATGCTTGAAGACCATGCAGCCGAGCTCGTGCAACAAATCATTAACGCAATGAATAAATGAATATACTTTCCACTATACTCGACAGGCTAAACCAACGAATTGAGGTCGGCAATATCTTCGATAAGATTTACGGCCTTAGCGAGCTTGTAGGCGAGGGCAATGATAAGGCGTGGGCGTTCTACATCGGCAACGGCCAAGCGATTCCTGTAACCGATTACGATGCGAAACAGGGCACGCTCTTTTGGGCGAAGCGTGGCAAGATTAACGTAACCAAAAACGATTCGCTAAAGCTGGCAGGCTGCCGCTCAATCTATGAGACACGCTTCAGCATGACAGCATACGCAATGGTGCGAAAAAGCCACCTACCTTGCGACTCAGCCGATGCACAGGACTGGGTGGCTTCGCGGGTGCTTCGTTTAATTAGCGGCACAGACCCGCAGTTTAAGACTGCCATCGGGGCAATCGCTTATGAAGTAGTGCCAAGCGGGTACGCGAATGAGATTAAATACTTGCCAGTAAACTATGAGTGGGCAGCGGTTGCAATTGATGTGGATGTGAATGTCAGCACCTCATCTGAGGACGGCTGCTATGACACTTGCCAAACTGGAGACATTCCCCTGCCGGATTTCGAACCATGCGAGCCTTGCCTTACCGAGGTTGCTGTCGATGGCGTTACAATCACAGGCAACGGCACACCAGCCGACCCGCTTGTCGCAATTGGTGGCGGTGGTGGAACACCATTGCGCACTCAGAATGAAGGCACCAACGTAAGCACCAACACAACAACGCTGAACTTCACAGGCGCTGGCGTGACTGCTTCGCTTACTTCGCCCGGATTGGTTGAGGTGAATGTGCCGGGCGGTGGCGGTGTAACATCCGTAACAGGCACAGCCCCGATTGCCTCAAGCGGTGGGGCAACTCCCGATATCAGCATTACGCAAGCCGACTCAACCACGGACGGCTACCTCAGCTTTGCCGATTGGAATACCTTCGATGGCAAGTTCGATGTGCCAACAGGAACGAGCTCAGACTATCTCGATGGCACCGGAACGCCAACGCTATTTCCAACCCTCACAAATGGCACGGTTACATCGGTTGCGGCAACAGTACCTAACCCGACAAACCCAGCATTCAGCGTTGCAGTACCTAACTCAACCACAACGCCAAGCATTGACATAACTGCCAATGGAGTTGTGAGCCAGTACGTGCGTGGCGATGGCTCACTCGCTAACTTCCCTTTGGGCGGTGGTGGTGGCGCATCGGTTAACTATTATCTCAACGGCTCGATAAGTCAAGGCACGATTGGAGGAAATCAATATTTCCAAATGAGCCGCGTGCCGATTCTCGGAGCTGGCACGAACTTCACACGAACAAACGCGCAGGGCAATGGCTACATCGCGCAATTCATAACCGATGCAGGCGACCCAAACCTTTTGGCAATCCCTTCAGGAAATTGGAACTTTGAGACCTACTTCAATGCTTCGAGTGGCGGTGGCAACCCGAGCTTTTACATGGAGCTTTACAAGTACGATGGCGCAACCTTTACGCTTATCTCATCAGGGTCAACAAACCCAGAAGCGATTACGGGCGGCACGGTGGTCGATTTGTACGTTAGTGCGCTTGCAGTACCTTCAACAGTATTGGCTGCAACTGATAGGCTTGCAGTACGCATTTTCGTAACAACATCGGGAAGAAACATTACGCTGCATACTGAGGACAATAACCTTTGCCAAGTAATAACGACATTCACCACAGGCCTTAACGCATTAAACGGTTTAACAGCGCAAGTTCAAAACTTCGCAACCGGTACCAGTGGCACTGATTTCGGAATCAACTCGGCAACAGATACGCACACCTTCAACCTACCAACGGCGAGCGCATCCAACAGAGGAGCATTGAGCACTGCCGATTGGAGCACATTCAACGGCAAGCAAGACGCACTGGTAAGCGGCACTAATATCAAGACCATCAACTCGACTTCATTGCTTGGCAGTGGCAACATTGCCATTGCATCATTGGGAGTTTACAAGAGCACAACTGATGGAGCTGCATCAAGTGGAACTTCTAACACGTTCAGTCAATCGGTGCTTGTTCCTGGCAACTCGGTTGTCGCAGGCAATGTCCTTGAGTTTAAGTTGAGAGGCCGCAAGACTGGAGCAAATAACACTTACACCATTAGGATATATGCAAACTCGGCAAACAACTTGACCGGTGCTGTTTTACTTGGTGTGTATGTTGGTGGACAAACGGGTGCATTTGGGCAGCAGATGATAAGAACAGGAGTTGTAAAAAATGCTACTACCAATACCGAGATGATGTCTACTGCTGTTACCAATGTCGCAACCGACTACCAAAATACTACGTTCTCAACTATCGCAGTTGATTGGACAAGCGACAAGTACATAATCGGTGCTGTTCAGAATACCAATGGAGCAGACTCCTCTTTAATCTCACTAATATCAATGACAATTATATGATAGACATAACTCTCGAAGGCGGCTTTGTCACCTTCTATTCATCGGTGATTGGGGTGGTTGCATCGAATGTGGAATCTGTTGAAGTGGTTGACGACATGTGCGTTCACTTGGGCACTAACGTGGGTGTGTTCCTAATCAATGTTAATCAGTTCACTTTTAACGGCATCCAGTTCACCAATTCAACCAAGGCACTAACTTATATAACTAACAACTAACATCATGGCAGGAGTAAAAATAACAGACTTAGCAACAATCACATCAGCGGCAAGCAATGACTTGCTTTACATTGTGGATGTAAGCAACACCACTCAATCACCTGAGGGAACATCTTCGCAGATTGAGGTAGGTAACATGTTTAGCAGTGGCAGCTACACTCCGACAATTAGCGGAGAGGTGAATGGCATTGTTGTAACAGTTAACTCTGCAACCTTCATCAGAGTTGGAAACATTGCAACAGTATCGGCTCAGTTGGATATTACACTGGATACTGGAGAAGTTACTGGAGCATTTGAAATTGAGCTTCCTGCTGCATCAAACTTTACAAATGCAAAGCAATGTTTCGGATTAATGCAATGGTCATTTTTTGGCACATTGGCAGAGATTGTAGGGCTATCAATTGAAGCAGAAACTACAAACTACACTTGCAAAGTTGAATTAGAAACTGCAACGACTGCAATACAAATGAACTACTGCACAATACAGTTCCAGTATGAAATCGTCTAACAACGGCATCCGACTAATTCAGGAGTTTGAAGGCTTGCGCCTTACATCCTACCTATGCAGTGCATCTGTGCCCACAATTGGCTACGGCGCAACGTACTACCAAGACGGCAGCAAGGTAAAGCTTGGGCAAACGATTACCAGAGAGCAAGCCAATCAGATGCTAATCGACCATTTAAAAGAGTTCGAGGGCAGCGTGACTGGATTGCTTAACGGCACTAAGGTAAATCAGAACCAATTCGATGCGCTTGTAAGTTTTACCTATAACCTGGGTGCAGGAAACCTTGCCAAGTCGCAGCTGCTAAGATTCGTCAAAGCCAATCCAAACGATCCGAAAATTGCAGCCGAGTTCCTTAAGTGGAACAGAGCAGGCGGCGAGGTTGTGACAGGGCTTGTAAGAAGGAGAAAGAAAGAGGCGCAACTATATTTTACTGCCGTCGTTCAATGAAAAAGCTATACGAGATTTATCTTATCAAGCATCAAGCAGAGCCGTTTGTCATGCTTGATGAGATGAATCTTAGCTATGAGCAGTTCATCGAAAAATTAAAAACATCTTACTCATTCAATCAAATGTGGGGCAATGGCAAGGAAACCAGTAAGCAAACCAAGGCAAGTACTTGACATCATTCTCAAGTATTGGAGGCCAACCATTGGCAGCTTGGTGATACTTGGCTCTGTCTTCGCATTAATATTTAAGCAGATAACAACAGAGACACTCGCAGCAATTGTTGCCGCAATGGTGGCAGCTGGATACATACCAAAATCAAGTGACAATGGATGATGGAAGAGACACCGTACAAATAACAACAAGCCTCGATGCGGCTTGCGTGATTGGTATTGGCTGCAAGCTGCATACACATCATCATGTTATTCATCTCGAGCCGCAAGTGGTGTATCAATCGATGCAGAAATTCACTATCTTTGGCAAGCACTATTGCACTAATCAGTGGGGGCAAACATACGAGCTGCCATCTGATAAGCCAATACCAGAGCCAACAACGATGCAACAAATCTACGCAAGCGACACCATCAAGCCGAGTACTTCTGCATTCCTTCTTGCACCAAAGCCCGAGGTAAAATTCATCATCAAGCCTCGTGCTGAGTTCAGAGAATATCAACCTACTATGGATGCGCCTGTGATGGGCTTGTTATTGACTTTTACCATTTACCTCACAGCACAATGGGCATGGAGCTCGATACCTGCTTGGTCTAACCTCTACAGCGAACTCAAGCAATGTCTTCGCTATTCATCTTAGAACATTCGATTGATTTATTCTATGTGGTCACTGATCAAGATGGAAAGATTGTGTCCAACAATGAGCTCTTTAAGAACTATGTGAGCCATATCAAGCCCACAAAAATTACCGACATCATAAGCATCGAAGGTGACAAGGATGATTTCATTAAGGCAATTGCAACAGCTCGCAAGCATTCGCCTGAGCCATCAAGAGTCTATGCTCGGACCAGGCAGAAGAATACAAGCGACAGATACAATGTTTGGAACTGCTTCGCCATTGCTGATACCTTGCACTTTGTCGGCATTCAAATGGTCGATGTGACAAGCATAAGCTCGCATGATTACGAACGGCAAAGAGTGCTCCTTGAGGAGTTCCGCTTTATGTTAAGCCATGAATTAAGGCAACCGCTTACCAACATCTCTGGACTTGTTCAGATACTTATGCAGCACCAAGGTGCAAGTGATGTCGACAGGAAGGATGTCCTCACCATGATCCACACATCAGTCAACAAGCTTGATGATGCAATCAAGATACTAATCAAGAAAGCAGCTCGAGAATTATGACGGATCAGCAAGCGGATGAGAGACTGGTCAAGGTGGCCGCTTGGTATGTTATTGAAAGAGGCATGCCGGTATGCGTGGCACTTCAGATACTGCAAGCAGAGCTAAAGGATAAAAGAGTATTTTGGGAAGCATCAAAGGAACTTATAAAACTCATTCAAAATGGAATCTGTACGTACTAAAATTATTTATTTGGCCGTACTAATTGTGCTGCTGTTTTTGTTGCTCAAATCTTGCTCTGACAATGTGCAATCCGATTACCGCCTTAAGCACACGATTTATGAGGACAGCATAGTTATAGCCTCGCAGAAGAAGATAATCGCACAGAAGAACTCTGATGCAGCCAAACAAGCGCAACAGATTGCAGAGCTCGAAGTCAAAGTCAAGAACGCATCAGAGGTTGTGCGCATCGAGACCAGGACAGTAATCAAAACGCAGATCAAGTTGGGTGATACGGTGATGATTGATAAGAAGCCATACATCCAACTCCCTAAGCCATTCCTTAAGACAACAGAATGGTACACAATCGGCGGCATGATCAACCGCCTCGGGTGGTTGCAGATTGATTCACTC